GTAAGGTTGTTCCATTTGAAATCCCAGAAATACAATCTCCTGATGATAGTATGAGAGAAGGATTTAAAAAAGGAGGAATGTCTAAAAGAGGGTTTTTAAAATTATTAGGAGGAACAGTAGCTACAGGAGCCGTAGCACCTGATTTAATAAAAGCTATAAAAGGTGGAAAGAAAGCAACTCAAGCTGGAAGAGTCGCATCTAAAATAAATTTTGAAAAAGCAGAAGGAATGTATTCTTGGTTCCCGGATCTAGTTGAAAAGATAAAGGTAAAAGGAAAACCATTTGAAGAAAAAGAAATAATAATGGAAGCATCTTATAAACATGAAGCAAAAGGATATGGAGGATTACCAAAAGGTGTAGAAAAAGTAACTAAACATGTAGATGGAGACACAGAATTTCTTTTAAGAGAATATCCAGATGGAAGAATAGCAGTTGATATTCATTCTCCAAGAAATCAAGAAGGATCAAGTACACCTGTAACACTTTACTATAGACCTACAATGGAACTTAAATATTATTCTGGAACAAAAGTAGAGCCAGCTGAATTTAAAGTTCTTGAAAAAGAACCAAGATACTTTGCAAATGGACCAGATGATGTAGATATTGAAATGAGTGAAATGAGAAAAGTACCAGGAAAAGATCCTATATATGGAGATGTAGAAGCTGCTGAAAGATTTGCAACAGGTGATATTAAAAACAGAAAAATAATACCAGTTAAACAATCTAGAAGAGAACAAATGGAAGATGCACCTGTAGACTTTATTGAAGAAACATCACCTTATGGACCGGATACATTTTAAATGATTAAACTTAAAAGATTAACATTAACAGTACCTCCTAAAAAAGGACCAAACCCACAAGGCTTGAATATTAGTTATAATACTGTTAGAACAATAAAATCGGAGAAAACAATAAATGGCAGAAATAGACAAGGGTCTAATCCCAAACATAGGTAGTTCTTTAACTCCTGAACAGGAGATAGAACAGGTCGTATCTGAAACAGAAACAGTTTCATCTAGCCCTACTGAAGTTACAGAAAACGAAGATGGTAGTGTTGATATAAACTTTGATCCAAAAGCAAAGATGGATGGAGCATCTTTAGATCATGGTGCTAACCTAGCTGAATTTATAGATGAGAATGATCTTAATTTATTGGGAACAGAACTTTATCAAAACTATGAAGATTATAAAAGTTCAAGAAAAGATTGGGAACAAGCATACACACAAGGATTAGATTTATTAGGATTTAAATACGAACAAAGAACAGAACCATTTCAAGGTGCATCAGGTGCAACTCATCCTGTACTTGCAGAAGCAGTTACACAATTTCAAGCATTAGCTTATAAAGAATTATTACCAGCTGAAGGACCAGTTAGAACTCAAGTTGTTGGAGCATCTACTCCAGATACAGAACAACAAGCTGAAAGAGTTAAAGAATTTATGAACTATCAAATTATGGATGTCATGAAAGAATATGAACCAGAGTTTGATCAGATGTTATTTTATTTACCATTATCAGGATCAACATTTAAAAAAGTTTATTATGATGAAACATTAGGAAGAGCAGTTTCTCAATTTGTTCCAGCGGAAGATTTAGTTGTTCCTTATTCAGCAACATCATTAGAAGATGCTGAAGCAATTGTTCATGTATTAAAAGTATCAGCAAATGATTTAAGAAAACAACAAGTGAATGGTTTTTATAGAGACATAGAATTATTACCAGCAGATGATGGCACAGATACAAATGATGTTAAAGATAAAGAAAAACAATTAGAAGGAATTACAAAAAGTGAATATAGTGATGAAGTTTTTACATTGTTAGAATGTCATGTTAATTTGGACTTAGAAGGTTTTGAAGATAAAGATCAAAATGGTGAGCCCACAGGAATTAAACTTCCATATATTGTAACTGTTGAAGAAGGATCAAGAGAGATTTTATCTATTAAAAGAAATTGGGATGCGCAAGATGTTAAAAAAGAAAAGAAACAATATTTTGTTCACTTTAAATTTTTACCAGGATTTGGTTTCTATGGATTTGGTTTAATACAAATGATCGGCGGTTTATCTAGAACTGCAACAAGTGCTTTAAGACAATTATTAGATGCAGGAACATTATCTAATTTACCAGCAGGATTTAAACAAAGAGGAATAAGAATTAGAGACGACGCTCAATCTATTCAACCAGGTGAATGGAGAGATGTTGATGCCCCAAGCGGTAATTTAAGAGATTCTTTTATGACGTTACCATATAAAGAACCTTCGCAAACTTTACTTGCTCTTATGGGGGTCGTAGTTCAAGCGGGTCAGCGCTTTGCATCTATTGCTGATCTACAAGTGGGAGATGGGAATCAACAAGCAGCAGTGGGTACGACCGTAGCCTTGTTGGAAAGAGGAAGTAGAACGATGTCTGCAATTCATAAAAGAATTTATGCATCAATGAAACAGGAATTTAAATTATTAGCAAAAGTTTTTGCTTTATACTTACCTCCAGAATATCCTTACAATGTTGTCGGTGGACCAAGAACAATTAAACAACAAGATTTTGATGACAGAGTAGATATTGTTCCAGTTGCAGATCCAAATATATTTTCGCAAACACAAAGAATTTCTATTGCACAAACAGAATTACAATTAGCAATGTCTAATCCACAAATTCATAATATGTATGAAGTTTACAGAACTATGTATGAAGCATTAGGTATAAAAGACATTGATAAAATTTTAAATAAACCACAACCACCACAACCAAAGGATCCTGCTTTAGAACATATTGCGGCTTTAGCAGGACAACCGTTCCAAGCATTTCCGGGACAAGATCATAGAGCTCATATCACTGCACATTTAAGTTTTATGGCAACTAACATAGCAAGAAATGCTCCACCATTAATGGCAGCATTAGAAAAAAATATTTTTGAACATATTTCTGTCATGTCACAAGAACAAACTGAAGTTGAATTCAGAAATGAAATGCAACAATTACAAATGATGGGACAACAAATGCAACAAATGGGACAACAGAATCCACAAATGCTTCAAGCAATGCAAATTCAAGCAAAAATGCTTGGAGAAAAAATTGAAGCTAGAAAAGCACAGTTAATTGCTGAAGCAATGGAAGAATTTTTAAAAGAAGAACAACAAATTACTTCATTATTGTCAAATGATCCTATTGCAATGTTAAGATCTAGAGAATTAGACCTTAGAGCACAGGAAAATTACAGAAAAGAAGTTGAAAGTAAGGACAGAATCAACCTTGATAAGATGAAAACGATGATGAATCAGTCAACTCAAGATGATAAACTTAAACAAAACGAAGATTTAGCTAAATTAAGAGCAAATACTTCGTTAGAAAAGACAATTTTAGCTGCTAAATTAAAAGATCAGCAAAAATAAGTTTTAAAAACACAAAAAAAGGAGTATAAAATGGCCATGAAAAAACAAAATGAAAAATTAGCTAACGCAACTAGAACTTTTACTAAAGATTCTAAAGCTAAAGTTGATGTTAACCACTCAAAATATACTGATGCACAAGGTTATCTTGTTGGCGGAGTAGATGTTGAGATGTCTAGCAACTCTGAATCTCAAACTCAAGAAGTTCAAGGACAAGGTAGCATTCTTCCAGAGAAAAAAAGAACTGCAACTTGGTACTAAACCATGATTCAAATGTTAGGAGCTGTTGCACCTATTGCAAAAATTCTATTTAGTACAATTGAAAAGTCAGTTCCTGATAAAGATTTACAAGAAAAATTAAAAGCACAATTACAAACTCAATTATTACAATCTAATACTGCGGAATTACAAGCTGCAGCGAAAATAGTTGAAGCAGAAGCTAAAGCTGGATGGTTTGCATCATCTTGGCGACCATTGTTAATGTATGTTTTAATTTTTATTTTGATCTGGAATTATGTATTAGGACCTGTTATATTATTTTTCTTTAAAGCTTCTATAACTATAACTTTACCTGGTGATGTTTGGACATTATTACAAATAGGTTTAGGAGGTTATGTGGTTGGAAGAAGCGCAGAATCGGTGGCGCGCACTATGGCAAATAGACCGGCAAACAAAGAACAAGAAAACGGATAGGAGAAAAAAATGAGAAATGATTATTCAATAAGACCAAGAGCAAAACTTAAAAAAGGTGGAAAAGCTAAAAAAGGATTTCCTGATTTAAATAAAGATGGAAAAACAACTTATGCTGATGTAATCACTGCTAGAATGTCTAAAGCTAAAAAAGGTAAAATGATGAAGGGAAAAAGATAATGGGTGACATATCTTTAAGAGGAAAAGGTATTGTTAGAGTAGGTAAAGCCAAAGGTGGCCAAGCTAAAGTTGGAAAAGTAATGAAAGAGTTTAAACAAGGTAAATTACATTCTGGTAAAAAAGGACCAGTTGTAAAATCTAGAAAACAAGCAATTGCTATTGCTCTTTCAGAAGCCGGAATGTCAAAGAAGAAAAAATAATGTCATTTAAAAAAATAGGTAAAAAAATATTTTCTGGTAAAGGTTATTCAGGCAAAAAAGGTAAAGTAGAAATGCTTGAAGTAAAACCTGCTGATCGAAGCACAAAAGCAAAAAGACAAATAGGACAAATAAATATTCTTTCTTCCAAAATAAAGAATAATATGCTTCAAGGTAAAAAAGAAAGAGAAGATGCAACTGAAGAAATATTAAATTTAACAGGTAGCTATGCTAGAAAAGCAAGAGGAGAAGATATTAAACCTTCTAAAAAATTTGATGACATTGAAAAAACTGTGACTGATTTAGAAACAGGTGAAGTTGAAAAATATGCAAAAGGTGGACTTGTTAAAAAAGGTTTACCTAAACTTGCAAAAAGAGGCTGGAAGTAATGGCTAAACTTTGCCCAAGAGGAAAAGCAGCAGCAAAAAGAAAATTTAAAGTATACCCGAGCGCGTATGCGAACATGTATGCAAGCGCTGTTTGTTCTGGCAAAGTAACTCCAGGTGGTAAAAATAAATCTCAAAAAAGAAAAGAAAGATCAAACTACAATCAAGGCGGAATTGCTAAAGGTTGTGGAGATGTAATGGAAAATAGAAGAAAAGTTACAAAAAAATATTAATATGGCAAACGGTCTTAGAAAATGGGTTGCTGAAAAATGGGTAGATATTGGATCTAGAAAAAAAGATGGATCTTTTGCTCCTTGCGGAAGATCTAAAGGAGAAAAAAGAAAAGGTTATCCAAAATGTGTACCATTAGCTAAAGCTAGATCAATGTCAGAAGGTCAAAGAAGATCAGCAGTTCAAAGAAAAAGAGCAGCAGGAAATACTGGACCAAAACCTAAAAATGTTGCAACATTTGCAAAAAGAAAAAAAGCGGTTAATGGTGGTATAATTAATATGACAACAATGAGATACGTATAATGGGTGATATTTCATTAAGAGGTAGAGGTATAGTTAGAAAAAAATTTGCAAAAGGCGGATTATCAAGAAGAGGATTTTTAGGAATGGTTGCTGGAGCTGCTGCAGCACCAGATTTAATAAAAGGATTAAAAAAAGAAAAAAAAGTTAAACCAAAAACTATAAAAAATATTCCAAAAAAAGGAAGTGGGCTATCCAGACAAGAATTAATAGATAAAGTTAATAATAAAACAGCGACTGATTTAGAAAAAGAAGAACTAGAAATGATTCAAGAAATGGATATATTACCATAATGGGCGATATTTCTTTAAGAGGACAAGGTAGAGCAATGCTAGCAAAAGGAGGATCTACTCCTGCATGGCAACGCAAAGAAGGTAAATCAGAATCTGGTGGATTAAATAGAAAAGGTATTGCATCTTATAGAGCTGCTAATCCTGGTTCTAAATTATCAATGGCAGTAACAACAAAACCTAGTAAGTTAAAAAAAGGTTCAAAAGCTGCTAATAGAAGAAAGTCTTTTTGTGCTAGAATGTCTGGTATGAAGAAAAGATTAACCTCTGCAAAAACAGCAAGAGATCCGAATTCAAGAATTAATAAGTCACTTAGAAAGTGGAACTGTTAATATAACCAACAAAGGAGAAAGACTATGGACGCAGTAACATTCATTACTAGACTACAAAAATTTATCAAAGAATCTTACCAAAATATTGGAGACTCTATGATATCAGGAGCAGTTGACAGTATGGAAAAATACAAGTATATGCAAGGACAGGCAAATGCCTACCAAACAATAATTCAGGAAATCTCTAACCTGCTAAATGAAGGAGCAAAAAAAGATGATAAAGGAAACGTTATCGACCTCGGAAAAGGAAGTACCAAAGATAAACCTAGGTCTTGAAGATAAGTATAAAGAAGAAGATAAAAAAGTTGAAGATAAAACAGTCAGAGCAGAAAATGTTACTGAATCTTTAATAGATAGTTTACCAACACCAAGTGGTTGGAGATTATTAGTATTACCATTTACACCAAAAGATAAAACATCTGGTGGATTAATTATATCACAGGAATCTTTAGATAAAGCACGAATCGCAACAAACTGCGGTTATGTTTTAAAGATTGGACCGTTAGCTTATTTGGATAAAGAAAAATATCCAACAGGCCCATGGTGCAAAGAAAAAGATTGGGTTATTTTCGCGCGTTACGCGGGATCAAGACTTCCAATCGAAGGCGGTGAAGTTCGTCTATTAAATGACGATGAAGTTTTAGGGACAATTAAAAATCCCGAAGATGTACTTCACTATATATAAACATAGGAGGAAACTATGCCAGAAGATAAAAACGCAAAGACAGTTGATATCGATACTTCAGGACCAGAAGTGGATGTAGAATTAAAAGATGAATCTACACCAGAACCTGAATTTGAAGTAAAAGAAGAAACTGTTAAAGAAGTAAAAGAAGAACCAAAAGAAGCCAAGTCCCCAGAAGCCAGCGACACGAAGCTAGAGACGGGAGACAAGAAGCAAGAAGTTAAGAAAGACGAATTAGAAGATTACAGCGAAAGTGTGCAAAGAAGAATTGCAAAACTAACTAAAAAAATGAGAGAAGCAGAGCGTCAAAGAGAAGAAGCTCTAACTTATGCTCAATCTGTTAAAGCAGAAAAAGAAGCTTTAACTAAAAAGTTTAGCACTTTAGAAACTGTATCGATTAAAGATAGAGAAGCTAAAATTGCATCAGCATTAGAAGCAGCTAAAGGTAAATTAGCTGTTGCTAGAGAAGCAAACGATTATAATGCTGAAGTTGAAGTAGCTAAAGAAATAGCAAGATTAGGTTATGAGGAAGCTAGATTACAAGAAGTTAAATCTAATTCAGAAAATCTTGCAAAAGAACAGCCAGTAAAAAACATAGCAGATGTCAGAGTTCCAGAAAGACAATCTACAGCTGATCCAAGAGCAGAATCTTGGGCAGGTAGAAATAAATGGTTTGGAACAGATAAAGCTATGACTTATACGGCTTTTGACATTCATAAAACTCTTATAGATGAAGAAGGTTATGATGCTCAAAGCGACGAATATTATGCGGAAATTGATAAAAGAATAAGACTTGAGTTTCCCCATAAATTTGATAAGAATGCAACTACGGAATCGGCTAAACCTGTACAAACAGTAGCTTCAGCGAAGCGAAGTACAAAACCAGGCCGCAAAACTGTGAGACTCACCCCTTCTCAAGTTGCTATCGCTAAAAAATTAGGAGTGCCATTGGAAGAATATGCGAAACAATTAAATATCACGAAGGAGGTATAGGCATATGACAAAAGAAAACATTAAGACCCCACGTGCGAGCCAAACTAGGACTGCTGAAAAGAGACCTACAACTTGGACTCCACCATCATCTTTGGATGCACCGCCCGCGCCAGCAGGCTTTAGACATCGTTGGATAAGAACTGAAGTTTTAGGGTTTGACGACACTAAAAACATGTCAGGTAAAATGAGATCAGGTTGGGAGTTAGTAAGAGCTGACGAATATCCTGAATCACAATTTCCAGTTGTTAAAGACGGCAAATACGCAGGTGTGATCGGAGTTGGTGGCCTTGTGTTGGCAAGGATACCTGAAGAAATCGCAAAATCTCGCGAAGCTTACTTTAGAAAACAAATAGAAGCACGCGAAGAAGCAATTGAAAACGATTTGTATAAGGATCAACACAAAAGTATGCCAATCAATAGTGAGAGGCAGACTCGTGTAACTTTCGGTGGTACGAACAAAAAGTAATTTTTTGGTAATACCAACGAGTTAAATAAACTTAAACAAGGAAAAAACTATGGCTAATAGAAGCTCAGTAGGTTTCGGCCTACGACCAATTGGTAAAGTTGGTCAGAATAGAGATAACCAAGGTTTAAGTGAATATAGTGTGGCAACTAGCCCAACTATTATATATTTCAATGACGCTGTGAGAGCAGTGGACTCTGGAACTATAGCAGTTGCAGCAGCTGGAAATACACTATTAGGTTCACTTAACGGATCTTTCTACACTGATCCAACGACTCAAAAACCAACATGGAGGAATTATGTACCTTCGGTTGCGGCAAGTGATATTGTTGCATTCGTAAGTGACGATCCTTATGAAAGATTTGAGATCAGATCTAATAATACAGCAGCTTCGGCTCAAACAGATGTTTTCAATTTAGCGAACATCACTTATTTGGCTGGAGACTCGGCAAACTATGTATCTAGAACTAGATTAAATGATGCTACTTTAAGCACAACAACTAATCAGTTACAGATCTTAGGTGCTACAAAAGATAGTGGTGACAATGCTATAACTCAATCACACGTTGTTTGGGTAGTTAGAATTGCTAACCATCTATTAACTAACAGAACAACAGGAGTATAAGAATATGGCTATATCAAGAGGACAACTAGTTAAAGAACTAGAACCAGGATTGAATGCTTTATTCGGCCTGGAGTACAAACGTTATGAAAATCAGCATCTTGAAATATTTGATACTGAAACTTCTGACAGAGCTTTTGAAGAAGAAGTTATGTTATCAGGTTTCGCAAATGCTCAAATTAAACCAGAAGGTTCTGGCGTTACATTTGACAATGCTCAAGAAACTTTCACTGCTAGATATACGCATAACACTATAGCTCTTGCTTTCTCAATTACTGAAGAAGCGATTGAAGATAACTTGTATGACAGACTAGCGTCTAGATATACAAAAGCTTTAGCAAGATCTATGGCGAACACTAAGCAAGTAACAGCTGCTAACGTATTAAACAATGCGTTTTCA